CGCTGGTCGCCCCCTCCTTGAGGTTATCGTTCCCGATAGCCGTGTCCTCCGTCAACTCTGGCAGTATGCCAAGCAGTCTGGTGGATGGTGGGAGAGCGTTAGCGATTTCGATGACAAGCAACTTCAATACTCCCTTGGTATTGATCGTGTTATCGGAAACTACGCTTTCTGCAACGACATCAACGGCGTTCGTCTGAAAGTTGATTGGGCTTATAATGCGGCTCTTTCGACCTTTAACGCCAACAATCCTGACACTTGGCCTCGTCTGGTTCGTGTTCTGCCTTATGTGCCTGTTACCACCGAGCTTGGTTGCAAGTATGTGCAGAACCCCGAATACAACAATGCCGACTTCGGCATCACCAACCCTTGGGTCAACAAGGCTATGATCAAGTGGATTAGCCCTTCCCAAAGCGGAATCGGTGAGGCTCAAGGCATGACCCAGAACTATGCTGGTGATTGGCAATGGAAGAACCCCGATTGGGAGTGCAACATCAAGCGTGACCAAGGTTTCTTCTGGAACCAGTTCCGTATGGGTATGCAGTTCCAAGATCCGACCCTGATGCATTCGATCCTTCACAGGCTCAACACCAGCCGTCTGATCATCCCTGCGCCTTGCACCTTATCCACGAACTACACGCCGCAATACACCCCTGATTGCTACGTCTGTTCTAGCGTTGTTAGCCAGCCTATCTAACCGATAAAACAATAATCCGATGAACCCATCTAATTATGCTCCGTCGGATGTCTTGAACGCTCCTGCCCTACTTTATGTGGGGCAGGGGCAACCCCTGACTCCGTATTTTCAATCGGTTGCTAATGGCACTAGCTTTTCAATCCCCACAAGTGCAATCACTTGGTCGATTACTGCTCCTGCTGGAAGCAATGCAACCGTTAATGGTGTGGCTTATACTGGTGTGTTTAGCATCAGCGGAAGTGGCCCGTTGTCCAATGCAATTACGGTTGCAACTACTGCTGGAACTGTTCTTGTGAGCTACACCCTCAACAATGTGGTTTATAACACCCCCGGCTACTACTAAAAATTAACAAAACCTATTATGTCCGTCCCTAATCCTACCCCTAACAACCTAACTCTGGTTCGCTTCGGCCCTCTGTCCGTTGACTTTACCAGAACTGGAACCTACACCCTTGGGCAAATTGAACGAGATCAGCAGACGTTTATCCCGACTGCTTCCTTTGTCGTTTATCAAAACGCTCTTGGAACCAATGGAACGACTGCAATTGTTGCAATTGACAATGGCACGACTGGAGAAAACATCTCCACCGCCACTCTCCCTGCAACTCCTGTTTCGACTAGCCCTAACGCAACTGGAAATCTGTCTTCGACGATTTTCACCCCTGCTACCAATGGCTATGTTCTTGGACAAGTTCCAGTTTCCACCTCTATTCCTAGCAATGGAGCCGCCGCAACGCAAAGCGTCCGTGTGAATGTGACGCAAGCCGCTGTTCCTGCGCTCGCTACCACCAACCGTGCTACGGCAAACAACATCTCCACCCTGACTGTGGCGAGTGTTCCTGCTTGGCTTGTTGCTGGTGCTAGCGTCAAGGTTCAGTCTGTCGGTAATGCCGCTTATAATGGTTTTGTGACCGTTATTTCGACGACCGCTACTACCTTCTCGTACTACAATCCCTCGCTTGTTACCGAGGCTTCCACGGCTGATACCGCTGGTCGCATTGGTGCAATCACGGGTGATGTGTACGTTGTTGGTTTCCTTCAGTAATTAAACTCAAAGGTGGCATGGAGGTTCTACCCCTCCATGTCACTTTTACCCAAATTTTATGCCTGTTACTCCACTCGATTTTCCAGAATTTGTAATTACCACCGATAGCGAACAAAGGTGGCAGATTTATAATGCTATTAGTTCTGGAGCTACTACAGGAACGCTTTCTAAAGCAACAACTGCTACTCGCAGTAACTTTTCTGCGGCTACTGATACAATCATTGCCGCCGCAAGCACAAGCCGTGTTACGCTTGCGATTTACAACATTGGCCCTGCCGTTCTTTACATTGGGCAGGGAAGCACGGCGGTTACTACAACGGACTTCACCTACCTCCTCAACGCTGGTGATACCTATATCGCTAACCCAAATGAGGTTGGACTTGAGCATCGTGGGATCTTTGCCGCCGCAGGAAGTGTAGCAGAAGTCACTATCGGAGCTTAACCTATGTCTATCGTTCGCCAGCCAGCCTACATTGCCAAGTCTCCAATTAGCGTTGCTATTGGGGGGACTGTTCCAGCTCCGTTTCCTCCAACTCCAATTGTCCCTGCACAGGATTTTCAGATTAACGGAGTTTTGACTGGAACTGGTGCTGGCAAGTGGGTGAGTGCTATTGAGTATTATTTCGGAAGTCTTAATGGCCCAACAACATTTACCTTTTCTGATTTGGAAGGAACTACTGGAGGGTTTTTTAATTCCAATGCACCAACAACCTCCACCAGCGTATCTGCACCAAATTTAATTTATGTTGGATCAAATTTATTTGCTGGTGGTGGCGTTTTCACTTATAGTAACCTCACTTCTATAAATTTTCCAAAATTGCAATACATTGGAGGGTCGCTACTTGGAAGTCCAAATACTTATCCAGCACTTACATCAATCAGTTTTCCAGAATTAGTATTTATTGGTTCCCCTTGGGGTGGAAATTTGGCTGGATCAACTTCAATAGACGTACCAAAATTGCAGATAATGTCTGGAATGAACTTTACTGCGAATAGTTTAACCTCATTAAACCTTTCTTCCTTGGCTTTCTGTTCTGGCAATTTATCTTTTACAGCACCAGCACTTACCACGTTGACCATGCCATCCGTACTTGGAACGTGGAAGGCAATGCTTGGAATGGTAAATTTAACAAACATCGCTCTTAACCAAACTTCCGTTAATAATCTTCTGGCCGCCCTTGCGTACATGGATGGCAACAATGGAACGCTTCTTTTTGGAACTGGAAGGGCAGTAACCATTACTGGCACGTCTTCTGCTCCTAGCAATCTTGGAGTTGTTACTGGCCTTAATGGTTCTCAATTTGTCGGTGCAGGAACTATTTGCACAGCGACAATTGCTAACCACGGATATGCTATTGGTGATATGATAAGGGTAGCGGGAGTTGGCGCACCTCTGGTTAATGCTAATAGATATGCAGCAATCCTTCCTACCGATTTCACGACTGGATCATTTAAGTATAACATCGCCTCCCAAACTGGAACTGGAACTGGGACTGGAACAGTATCAGTTACAAAGGCTGGGCCTTCTGCCGCCGCACTTGTCACCCGTGGAGTAACTTTAACCACCAACTAAAATGGACAGACTTATCTACAACGCCGAAACCAAAGAGATCATCACTCGCATTGTGGATTGCGAGGGAACCTCAACTGGCACTCCGTTTGATATGTTTGAGGGGACTCCAGAACAAGTTGACGCAAAGATTAAGGAACTAGGCTTAACTTCAAATGAACAATAATCCTGCTCCAAGTTCAGAGGTTGGATCAACTAGCGCAATTGTGTCTTTGCTCACCTTGATTATTTCATTCTTTAACACGACCCATGTGTGGCTTCAAAACCTGACTCTTATTGTTTCCTTTATTGCCGCACTCATTGCAATTGTTTCTGGCATTAGAAAACTGAAGTCATTGGAAAAATGAGCAAACTTCTTATTGTTTGTGCATTGGGACTTCTTATTGGATGTGCAAAAGAAAAGGCACAATATACTGCGCCATCCGTAGTTGGAGTAAAGACGAGCATTGAAAAGCTCAAGCCGCATATTACAAACTCCGCAGGAAATGCGGCGATTAAAGACGTAATCTCCGCAGTAAATACATACCAAGCGCAAGTTGATCAGCAATCCAAGGATCTTGCCAAGGCGCAAAACGATGCCGCTTACTGGCATGACAAGCAAATAAAAGCCCTTAAAGAGTTGTGGACTTGGCGTTTGATTGCACTTTCTGGCATTTTATGTGTAGTGGTCTATGTGGGGATCAAGACCGCATGGAAGTTTAGACCATGATTCCCAAACTGGTATCCCAAAGGCTTATTGTTTCCCTTATTGGGATTGCGCTTATCCAAGCATCGTGGCGTTGGGCCGTTGCTCATCTTTACACGCTACCAGAGATTGCCCTAGCTGGATTTGTTACGATTACCACCAACACCCTGTATGTCACAGGGGCTATTGTAATCTTCCTTGTGACTGGGCGAATGGTCTATGATTGGAAAATGGGAACGTCCCAAGTTCAGCAAATCCTTGGTAATGTTTCTCACGCTAAAGAAGAAATCTTTGAGAATTTGACCAGCAATGCCAAGGAAGATAGCTACAAATCGTGAAAACGCCTTCTAACAATACTTTGAAGCTCCTCATGGACTATGAGGTTGGTGGAGGGGAAAGCTATTACAACAAGTATTTGAGCCAATTTACATGGCCCGGAGGTGCTTCTGGCCCGACTATCGGAATAGGAATAGATTGCGCTTATTATTCTGCTACCGAACTAGCCAACATATTTTCGTTTCTTTCTAAAAAGCAGATTGTTTTGATACAGGGAGCAACTGGTAAAACTGGATTATCTGGCAAGGAATATACTAAAACATTAAGGGAAGCAGGAATTGTTGTATCGTGGGATCAAGCCAAAGGAATCTTTGAAAAAACCACTTGGCCCAAATTTGCAAGCCTTGCAGAGAAAGCATTTCCTTCTTTAGATGAACTTTGCGATGATGCATATGGGGCTATTGTTTCCCTTGTGTTTAATAGGGGATCTTCAATGGCGGGAGATAACAGATTGGAAATGAGGAACATAAGAGTTCTTGTTCCAAAGAAAGATTACAAGGGTATAGCTAATGAGATTAGGAAAATGAAAAGACTATGGGAAGGCAAGGGCATGGATGGACTTTTAAAACGTAGGGAAGCAGAAGCAAAGTTGGTAGAAAATTGTGAAAGCAAAACGCTTGTGTAAAACTATCTACATGATATAAAGTCAATACTTATGCAATACCCTCAAGGACAAAATTGTTGCGATTCCAATTACCAGAATAATTGTTATACTGGTTGTGGAACACAATACCCAATTGTGCCGGGGTCTAACCCTGCATTGAATTATTGGAATGGTCAGAACTTTGTTGTTGCTGATGGGTCTTCTACTAATCCGATTATTCTTCCGTTTTTTGAAATAAATGCTGGAACCCCAAGCTATGTCCTTGGTGCAAACAATGCTGGAAAATTGGGTTATTATTCTGTTTCTACACAAGTAACAGGGTATTTTAATATTCTTGTTGTAGCAGGAGGAGGTGCTGGAGGTGCAACTGCAACTTTTAGGGGCGGTGGAGGCGGTGGTGGTGGTGTTATTCAAACCACTTTACCTCTTATAAAAAATAATACTTATAGTGTTGTAGTTGGTTCTGGGGGACTTGCAACTTCTGCCCTTGGCGATAATGGACAAAATTCTAGTTTTGGAACATTTATTGCAATTGGGGGAGGGGGAGGAGGTGGAGGTGCAACTTTATTGAATGGAGCAAATGGAAGTTCTGGAGGTGGAGGTTCTGGAATCCAAACTGGAACTGCTGGCATTGGTGGATTTCCAACTATGAATCAAGGAAATTTTGGCGGTGCTGGAGCGGTTGGGGTTCAAGCTGGATCTGGAGGGGGAGGTGGTGCTGGAGCCGTTGGCACTAATGCAATAAATTCTACTTCTGGCGGTGGAGGTAATGGTGGAATTGGTATTGCCAGCACAATTTACGATGGGACTATTAGGTATTATGGTGGTGGTGGAGGTGGAGCCAACCGAAATACTGGATCACCAACAAACGTACCGCTTGGCGGCAATGGCGGGGGTGGAAACGGTTTTGTAAATACAGGCATTCTAGCTCAATCTGGAACCGCCAATACTGGTGGAGGAGGCGGTGGAAACGATGGCACGTCTTTTGTTGCTGGCAATGGAGGAAGTGGAATTGTTATTGTTTCCTATAATTCACCAACACAAATTGCTACTGGAGGAACCGTTACTTCTTATGCAGTAAATGGCGCAACTTTTTGGGTGCATACTTTTACAACTTCTGGTAACTTTATTTCTTAACAACTAAAAATCATGTCTTGCTATAATAACAATGGATGGGGTGGATGCGGTTGCCAAGGAACTGTGCAATACGCTCCTTCTGCTTGTAATCCCAACTTCCCTACTACTTGCACCGCACTTGGTACAGGCACAATTCAGCGTGTAGTTGGCGAGGATTCTAGCTACTGCAAATATACCGTTCCTACTCTCGCTTCCAATAGCTTGTTGTTTTATAACGCTTCTACTGGTCTAATTAATTGGGCTAATGGAACAACGGCTAACCCTGTTTATCTTTCTCCTTCAACAACATCTCAAACATCTGGAAACCTTCTTGGTCTTTCTGCTTTGTCTGGAAATAACGGACAAGTTGTTGAAGTAATGCCAACATCACCCGTAACTCAAGCAACTTTCCCTATTGTTCCAATTGGAGGTAGCACAGTTAATTGGGGAACTATTGAAAATCTTATTCCTAATACTGGTCTTGTTTATAGGAATAATACAGGAACCGTTGCCCAACTTTCTGCCGCTTCTGGAAACATTGTTACTTTTGATGCTAACGGAAACCCAATTGCGGAATCTGTATCAATTTTAAGCGGTGCTACTGCTGTGCCTTCTGGTGCTGTTTTGCCATTTGCTTATAATGTAACATCGGGAACCCTTCCTGCTGGATGGTTGCTGTGCGATGGTGCTGTTTATACTGTTGCGGCATATCCAACTCTTGGAGCATTGCTTGCCAATACTTATGGAGGAAGCTCTGGAACTTTTGCAGTTCCTAATCTTTCTGGATTATTTATTCGTGGATCTGGAACGCAAACAACTGGAGGAATTACATATGCCGCTGGTGTTATTGGAACAGTTCAAACCGATGCATTCCAAGGTCACTTTCATAGTGGCAATAAAGCATTGGGATTGTCTGGTGTTTTGCAGGGAGGAACCACAACAAACCTTATTACTTCTGGAAACACTACTGGAGCAGTTACTGATGGAACTAGCGGAACCCCAAGAACAAATACTGAAACAAGGCCAGTAAACCTTGCAATGGTTTATTGCATTAAAATATAGCCTAATATGGCAGAAGATGGGAGAGTATATGATGGCTCAACGGTTACAATTGCAATGGATGCAGAAACGCATCCTTCAATTCTTCCCGCTAATTTTGTTTCTTCGTGCGTAAATAGATCCTTTAGGCAGGGAATTAATTCTACTCGCCCCCCGTTTACTGAAATCCCTATCTCGGTAGCGTTTGGTCAAGACCCTTCTATCTTGATTGATTTCCAAACAGGAAACTTCCAAGGGGCGTGGCCTTATAAATCAATCAAACAAGATTCTGCTGATGGGTTTGTAGTATCTGTTGCTGGCACAATCTACTTCCTTTCAATTGTAAATAATGTAGGGACGCTTTACAAACTAATTGAGGGAAATGATCCAACCATGATGCACACATGGTTTGTGCAAGCTGAAGATTGGATGTATATCCAGAATGGGTATCAAAACGCTATTGCATGGGATGGTGACATTTCTGGAAAGCCTACGAATTTGCAAGCACAAGGAGATTCCGTAAATAAAATTAATCTTTCTTGGGCAACTAATGCTCCCGGTGCTGTGTCTAATGAAATTCAAGTTCAAACACCAAGCGATGTATTTTACACCATTGCTATAGTATCATATCCGCAAGTTTCTTATTCATTTACCGCCGCATCTTCAATTATTAATTATTCTTTTCGAGTGCGTAGTGTTTATCCAGATGGCACTTCAACGCCTTGGTCAAATATTGCAACAACTACTTCAGCAAACGTAGTAATTACTCCAGAACAAACAAATACGATTTACAGGCTTAATCCATTTAAACAACAGATGCCGATTGGTACTATTATGGCATATGCATACGGACGAGTTGCTGTAAGTGATGCCAATAACAATATTTATGTTTCCGATATTATTTACGGAAATGGATTTACAACCACATCAAATACTCAAAACTTTACTGAACAAACTTATTGGGCAGAAGGTGGCTCTTTTACTCCCCCTGCAAGTCTTGGGTTAATTACAGGAATGCGAGTCATGCCATCCTTGAATATCAATGTTCGTGGACAGGGTGAACTTGTTGTGTTCTGTGAAAATGGTTCTTTCACTTTGGATCTTTCACAAGAAAGAACAACGTGGCAAACCAACAACATCCAAAAGGTATCACTTATTGGCAGGGGATGCCGTTCCCCTTGGAGCCTTTGCGGTGTAAACAACGATGTTTACTTTAGGTCTGATGATGGATGGGCTTTCTATAACAATGCCCAAGTAGATTTTTATCAGGCACTTTCCTTCAAAAAAATCTCTAGGGAAGTTCAGCCTTGGGTAAACTATGATACTCCTTGGTTGAGGCAGTTTGAGTCTGCCATGTATTTTGACAATCGCATTATTGCTACTGTTTCCCCTTTTACGGTATCAACTGGAAGTCCATCTACTTGCGGTCTCCATCGTCCAAGCAGGGCAATGATTGTTCTGGATGTGGAAAGGGAAAGCGCAATCAATCCTAGCTCCCAACTTCCTACTCGGTGGAATGGTCTATGGGAAGGGCCGCAACCGACACAACTTGCATCAGCACAAATTAATGGCGTTCAACGTGGGTTTGCTTTCTCGTTTGATGCCGACAACGTAAATCGTCTCTATGAACTGCAAAACAGTAGTGTTCTAGCTACTGGCGTTGATGATTACTCTGTTCAATACGGAAGCGTCCCGATCAAATCTTATTTCATTACCAAGCGGTTTGATTTCACGCCAAACCCCGGAGCAAGCAAATTTGTTAGAAAACAACTTGTTGGTGGCGAGATATGGATTTCCAACCTAAAGGAAGAAGTAACTGTAGCTTGTGAATTTAGACCAGATTCGTATTTTTGTTTCAACGAGTTTTTAAAACCAATAACTGTTGGTTTGGACAAATGTAATTTTGATGCAAGTAACTGCACTCCAGTAATTTCTCAACCAAGATATGAGCAAATAAGGTTGCCTTCTCCTAATGCAAACAATTGCGAAAAGTTTAATGATATTCCAATTGAAAGAGGAACAGAGTTTCAAATTAAAGTTGATATAGCTGGATCTTGCATTGTGGACAGAATAAGGCTTGCCATTGTTTTCAATGATAGGATTGATCTTCCGCAAGGATATTGCCCTGATACTTTCTATAACAATCCAGAACCAGTAACTTGTAGTTGTGTAGCTGATTTGGATTATTACAGGATTATTCCGCTTCCTAATGAAGTTGCATCCGTCAATGGATAAAACTATTGCAAACAAAGAAAAACCAATATATAAATTAGCAACCTATGAACAATCAAAGTTCTCCTGCTCAACTGTTGTTTCCAACAGTCCCAGCAAATTATTGTCCAGAAGGTAGGTGGAGTGATATTTTTAATAGCTTTATTCAGCTATATTTGAACAACGGGACGGTAAATATTCCCGGCCTTGGTGAAGTTACGCCATCTGAAATTGCTACCATTAATCAAGAATTGCTGGATTTGCAGAATCAATATGATGCTTTAACAAGCAACGTCAGAAGCGGAACAATTGTTTCTCCAGTAACAGGGACTCGCGTTGTTCCAATTACGTTTTCAACACCGATGCCTACGGCAAATTACCAAATTTATATTGAGTTTGTATCAACTCAAACCGCAAATACTGGAACAACTCCACAAACGTGGGCAATTGTTACTGGAACAAAATTAACAACAGGTTTTTCTTTAAGATACCAAATAGCTGGATCAGACGATATTTCAGAGGTTAACTGGCAAGTTTTTTCTCTTACTACAACTTAATCACAAACCAAACATAACCCCTAACCCCAACACAAAATGGCAAAGGACACTAACAGGGCTACCCAGCCAAAACTACAATCCGAAGGCTCCTCCACCCGTGGACACGCCAAAGAAAACCTTGGAAACAACCCCCGTGGTAATGAGTTCTCTGGTATTTTCTACAGCGGAAAGCTCCAGCCCGAACCCTCTTCTCCGGGTCGTGGTCACTCCAAGAAATAATATGTCATCTCACGGAGTCCAATACACGGTTGACAAAACCGAGCGTGGGATTGTCTCTGATCATCCCACACCACAGCCCATGCAAAGGATGCAGATTACAGGGAACATTCCTGCAATTCGTGCATACCAAGATGCGAGGACTGCCCGAATCAAATCCATTGGCGAGAAAACACAGAAAGCATTTTCTGTAGGTGGCCCTGCCCATGAGACTTCGATGGGGCGTGGTACTCCATTTGCTTGCGATTTCCTTTAATATGGCTACCCAAAAAGGGATGAGGAAGAAGATGCTTCACGCAAAGTCTTCTCCTTCCCTCAAGATGGAAGCCAGAAAAGGAAAAATTGGCCCTTCCAAAGCCGTTGCCCGTGGTTATGCCAAGGGCAAAGGAATGGGTAGAGGAATCTAACCGTATCAATCCATGCTGTACGATGTTGCATATATTCTGAACGCTATTAAGCCCTATGCAGGGAATAGCGGCACTTGCAATCAAGCGGTGCAATTGCAGTATATGAACAAGGCAAGGAGTTTGCTTTGGAACAAAACGGATACAGATGCAACTTGTGAGTATGTCTGCATTGCTTGCGTTAATGCAATTCTGACACTACCAAGTCTTTACAAACAAGTAAGGTTGGCATGGATTGATGGGCAACCAGTATCCCTTGGCAATGAATGGTATCAGAGCATCCCTCAAAACAATTGGGGTGATGCAAGTTCTGGTGGCTACGGAAATGGCAATGGATGGGGGCAAGCCTATGGGTGGAATGGTGGCAACAAGAAGTTCATTGAGATTGGAGGCAAGCACGTTACTTACCAGAACTACGAGCAAGCCCCATACAAACTGTGCGTAGAAGCTGAATCTCCTCTTGATGCTGGCAAAGAAGTTACTTTCTTTGGGGAAGATGCCTATGGAACAAGGATTAAGGAAACGATTGTTTTGGGAATGGCTCCTGACTATGCCTATTCCGTAAACTTCTTTAAGAGTGTATTCCAATGCACCAAACCCCAAACACAAGGAAGGGTTAGGTTGTATGCCTATGATACAGATGCACCAGCAAGGATGCTTCTTTCTGTATATCAACCCTACGATATAAACCCTTCTTTCCGTAGGTATGCTATCCAAGGTCGTGTTAGGGATTCAGTAATCCTGTATTGCAAGAAAAACTACCAAGACCTTTACGATCTTACCGATCAAGTAGAGTTTACTCCAGAAGCAATGATTTCTGCTGTGATGGCAGTAGTCTATCGTGAGAACAAAGGTAGCGATCAGCTTTATGCAACTTCTTTACAGAATGCGATTTTTGAAGTAAACAGGGAAACTGCTGACAAGGAAGAACCTACTGGCAGTACGATTCGACAATTTCCTAACAACATGATGCTAAACGCTCTGATTCCCACATATGCTTGGGATGACGGCGCAACTTGGCCTTATTAACCTACACAAACAATAATATGGCATTTTCAACAATGGGAACCGCAGGAGGTGCGCTAGGTGGCGCAATGACTGGAGCAAAACTTGGATCAATAGTTCCCGGTGTAGGTACTGCTGTTGGTGCTGTTGCTGGCGGTCTTCTTGGTGGACTTGGTGGGTCGGGATTGTTTGGAGGAAGTCAATCTACCAGTTCTGGTCTTCCTGCATATCAACCTTTTACTACCGAACAGCAAATGCAAAATGCTGGCTTGTTATTCCAGCAAGCACAACAATCAGGATTGGATTTTGCAAGGGCAGGGACACAAGCCAATATTCGCAATCAAAACAGGGTTACTCCGGGGTCTAGCCAACAACGGCAACTGGCACAAAACCAAATTAACCAATACATCCAAGGGCAAATTCCGCTTGATGTTCAGCAAAATATCAATCGTCAAGTAGCGCAGAATCTTGGTGGTGGATTCAATCTTTTCTCCGGTGGTGGGCAAGCCCCTCAAAACTTTGCTAGGAACATTGGGCAGACTAGCCTTGGTCTTTCGCAATTTGGATTGAGTGCCGCACCTACATGGCAACAACTGGCTAACCAAATGGTTGTTTCCCCGTCCGTTGGTATGCAGGGTCAATTGCAAGCGCAACAAATTGCAACAGGATTGGGTATGCAAAATACCGAAAACGCTTACCAAGCGGCAATGAATCAATATGCGGCTAATCAATTAGCAAATCAACAGCAATCGCAACTTGGAATGCAACTGGGGCAAATGGGTATGCAAGCATATGGGGCATTGGATAAATCTCAATACTTAAATAGTCTATCTCCATCTGGTCGTGGGTATCAGGCAACAATAGGAGGGCTTCCTGCGGCGCAATTTGCAGGGTCTATGGTTCCTTTATCTTCTGCTCCGCTAGATGTTCAACAGAAGTACGGATGGGGACAATTTGGAACTGGAGCATAATCTTATGGCTATCGGATACTACAATTTCTCGCCAATCCAGCAAGGCAACCAGCAAGTCATTAATTCAATGGCTGGCCTTGGTCAGCAAATCTCTAGTGCTATTGAAACTCATGCGGCAACTGAATCCGCTAAAGCCATGTTGCCCATGTTGCAACAACAGTATCAGGCTGGAATGCAAAGGATTGCTGAAGGGCATCCAGAGGGAATGACTGACATTTACGATGCCGCAATGACTGCCTCGCAGAATCCTTTTTTGGCTCCTATGGCTAAAAGTGCTTTAACTACGGCGCAGTCTGCAAACATTAATGTACAGCATATGTTGCGAACTTTAGCATACCAGCAAGGACGGCAAAGCGGGGATGCTAAACCAATGTCTATTGGTACGCAAATGTCTGCCATGAAAAACTTTGATGTAATGGATACAAAGTTGCAAGAAAGGCAAAATGAAGCATTGCGTTTGGGAGATCAAACAACTTTTGACCAAATTGCACAAGAGAGGGAAAGTTTGCGTAACTCTATGACGCAAGCTCAATTAAGTGTTCCTGCACTTGGCGCAGAAGGAAAAGGCTTTAATACAGCAAGTCAATTACTTGCAACACAAAAAGCATTAAAGGCGGAAAAATTAAAAGGTTCTGAACATTGGTTAAGAAAAAGTCTAAATACAGATCCCGAAAAAGTTAAGGAATTGGAGTCACGAATCCAGAAATTAAGAACTGGCGGTCTTCCTTCTATGCAGGGTAGCAATCAAGCAGGGTCACAAATTCAGCAAGGAAATGCTACCTTTAATTCTAAAGAAGAAGTAGGAAATGCTTTTAAATCTGGTCAAATTACCAAAGAACAGGCTATTCAATTGCTTAAATCATTCCCTAACCAATGAACGAAGATGAAGCGGTAACATTTTTAAACGAATCTGAAGACGAGGACGATGGTGGGCAAGTTCAACCAGAGTCAATGACTCCAGATGAAGTAGGGCCGCAATACGTTCCGCAAGTTCGTGCGTCTGGAATGAGTGATCAGGATGCATTGAAATTCCTAGAAGCATATTCTCCAGACGCAAAAACTTCTTCTGGGGCAAGTGCTTCTATCCCTGCGGCAAAAAAGGGACAAGCAATGAGTGATGATGAGGCAATGGCGTTTTTAAGCTCCTATTCTCCAGAGTCCTATTCTCCAGAGCAAACAGGCAAAACAATCAACTTGCCAGCAATGCCTTGGTATGAAAATCTTGCAAAATCAACTGCCGCACAAACTGCCGCATCATTTATACGGCAAGCAGAAGGCTTTGAAAGGGCTGGAGCCGCCCCTGTAACTGATCTTTCTAGGGTTAATGCACCATTTCAAAGGGCTGGAACATCTGAAGAAGTTACATCAACTTTTGATAAATCCATTGCTGATCAAGAGGCATTATTAAGTAATTTGCAATCGGTTGCTGATAAAAAAGGATTTGTGTCTAGTGATTTAAAACGGCAAATGGATGCCGCTAAACAACAAATTGGCAATCTTCAGATTCAAAAACAACAAACACTAGAACGACCAGAATATAGTGAACAAGCCCAACAGGAATTGCTTCAAGAGAGGCAACAAATGGGACAAGAGGCAACTCAATTGGAGCAAAAAGCTAAAGGAATGTTTCCTTACTTTGGAGTTAATGCTTCTGATGAATCTGTTTCAGCACAAATAGGAAGAGGAGTTGGAACATTTGCTGGTCTTGCTCCAGCAATGGTTACTGGGCCTTTGTCATTGCCAATTATGGCTACTCAAGGCGCAAGCCAAGCATATGCCGAAGGATACAATGCAAAGGCAGAAGAACTTAAAAAGCAGGGTGTAGCTGATCAAGGTGCGATTGACAAAGAAGCCCATCAAGCAGGAAGTCAAGCCGCCGTAGGATCTGTTCCACAACTTGCGGCATATATGGTTGGTGGCGCATTAACAACCAAAGCTACTAGCGCATTGCTCAAAGGTTCTTCTCCTATTGTAAAGGGTCTTGTCGGTGGAACTGCCGCCGCTGGTGTTAATCTTGCAACGTCTGGTGGATTAAGGGTGGCGCAAGGTGGGAGTTTTGCTCCAACTACTGAACAATCGGTTCCAGATATTTTGTTTGGCGCAATTCATGGCGTGGGTTCATTTGCTCAAGCTAGGGCAGAAGCAAAAGCCAAGATTGATGCTTCTATTGGTGGGCCAGAACCAAGGGTAAAGCCTTCTGCAAACTCTGCGGTAAATGAACGTGAAGCGCAAATCCTTGCTGGTGCTGACGCTCAAGCTGAAGTTCCACTTACCCCAACGCAGGAAAAAATAAACAAGCAATGGGCAGTCCTCAAAAAACAAGCGGCTGAAGTTGCCAATCAGCTTGGTGAACTGCCAGAAAATCATCCAGATCGCCCCGCCTTGAGGGAAAGAGCCGCAAAGATTGCACAGCAGATAGCAGACTTGAGGGATGGAAAACCTATTGACATTGAGGTTCCCCCCGTTGAAGGTGATGAACGATTCAAGCCAAAGCCTGATGAAACCACAACCAAAGACCAAGAGCAAAAAACAAGTGGGGTATCTTCTGTCGAAGGTGTCACCGCTGAAGGCAAGCCAAAAGCAAAAGCTGAAGAAGGAACTGCACAACCACAAGGTGAAGGTGCGGAAGTAAAAGGAGAAGAAGGTGAAAAACAGCAAACGACCGAAGCTGGATTGCGTGAAGCGTATCCAAATACGGCTTTCTTTGACGAAGCAAACGAGGCAATACAACGACTCAATCAGGAAGATGCACGAAAGAATAAGCGGACGAGGTTTGCCGCCCCCAGTTTACGGGATCTATTGCAGTTAAAGGACAACCCTGCATACAAACTTGCAGACAAACTAGCTGGAATATTTGGGAAAAAAATTGTTCTCTATAAAGGGGAAGTTGGCACAAAAATTAACGGAGCAACAGGAGTAGATCCTGCGCTAAAGAACTATATCTTTCTCAAGATTGATGGTGCTAGACCGCATTTGTTTACTGCTGGTCACGAATTGTGGCATCACATTGAACTTTATTCCCCTGTATTGGCTACAGACTTACGCAATAAGATTAAGCCTCTAATCAAGAATTGGAACAAACTTAACAAAAGATATAGCGAAGCAGGATACGATTCTAGCCGTTACTTTGATGAACACATTGGCGACTTCCTTGGGGATGCCATGCAAGACCCGAAGTTCTGGAATGACCTTGCCAAGAAGAACCCCAAGTCATTTAAGGAACTTGCTACCCAAACTGTTGATTGGCTGAATAAACTCCTTTACCAACTCAAAGATTGGAAGATGGGTGGTGAGTTTACTAGGGATATTGAGAAAGCAAGGAATATGCTTGCTGATGGTCTTAACAACTTTGCAGAAGGAAAGGATGAGCCTGTCCCTACCCGCAAAAAAGGCAAAGCTAAAACTCCTGCACCAAAGGCAGAAACTCCAGAAGGAGAATTAAAAGTCACTATAAAACGAGATAAGGATTTTTCATTCAATGGCGAATACAACGTAACCATTGGAGATAGAAAATTTAAAATCTTCAGAGATTCCGAAACTGGATACTGGCGAGATGCGGAAAAGATTGGTTCAAAATATGGTTTTTTTGAAGGAATTCTTTCTACCGAAAACAGGGCAGAAGCTATTGAAAAGCTAAAAAAAATTGTTGCTTCTGAAGAAGGCGAAGGCCCGATGTTCCAACAGGAAGCTGAAGAACAAAAAACCAAAGATTTCTATTCTCAACTTCAGCGCACGATTGAGGAAAAGATGCCCAACAAGGCATCTGTTTTGCAGATTAAATCCATCATTGACCCTGCCAAGGGAAGTGGTGTAAAGCCAAACGAACTCAAGTGGAGCAACATTGATGGCTTCCTAGAGGGCAAGCAAAGCGTCACCAAGCAGGAGGTTCTGGACTACTTACGCAACGAGGGATCGGTAAAATTTGAGGAGGTTCGCCTTGGAGCAAGACCTGATGAGGTTCTTTCTGATGCCGATAAGGAAAGGCTTGCATATCTTGAAAAGGAAAATGCCAAAGCTCCCCTTGGTGCTATTGATGATCGTCTTGGAAGCGGAACATTCCAAGAGTTGATGAAGCTCCAAAATATCCGTGATAAGAGTACGGCTGAAACGCTGTATGCAAAGCAGGAGGAATTTGAAAGGCAAGCAAGACAAGCACAGCGAGTTGGAAATCAGACTAGAGCAAATTCTTTGTGGAAAGAAGCTAACCACATGACTGCCCGTGTTGAGGCATTAGAGATTAACAATGCTGGTATTGAGAACCGACCAAAGTATGAGCAATATGTTCTGCCCAACGGCGAGAACTACAGGGAGGTTGTGCTGACGATGCCGGGATCGGATTCCCTTAATCTCAAGGCTGGGATGGAGGCTCGCCAGATGGATGATGGAACATGGAACATCTGGGACAAAAACGGGTGGGTATATCGTGAGGGATCAGCAACCAAAGATGCCCTTCTTGGGAAAGCATCACAGGATGAAATGCTGGCAAAACCCAATCAGGAAACATATCGCTCCTCCCACTTCCGAGAAATCCCCAACTATGTAGCCCACATGAGGCTAGACGAAAGAAAGGATGCCTCTGGTAAGGATGGTCTCTTTATTGAGGAGATCCAATCTGACAGGCATCAGCAGGGGCGAGAGAAGGGGTATATTGGTGAAGGCGAAACTTCCGATGCGGTAAAACAAGCCCCGTTTCTTGAAAACAAAATCCCAGACGCACCCTTCCGCAAGGATTGGTCAGTCCAGATGTTTAAACGTGCCTTGCGTGATGCCATTGCAAGCGGCAAGGAATGGATCGGCTGGACTAAAGGAGATACTCAAGCTGAACGCTATGACTTGAGCAAGCAAGTTGATTCAATTGAAGTAATTAAATCTGGTGATAATAAATATCATGTTACGGCATACAAGAATGACAAGGATGTAGTAAACGATCCCAATGTATCGCAAGACAAATTGCCAGATATGATTGGAAAAGAATTGGCAAATAAAGCTATTGATCAGATCAATTCTTCCAAAGATCCAGAAATGGAATTAGCTAATTTTTCAGGCGTTGACCTCAAAGTAGGTGGCGAAGGCATGAAAGGCTTCTACGACCAGATCCTTCCCAAAGAGATTGGCAAGTATGTCAAGAAGTGGGGGGCAAAAGTTGAGGAGGGTGCTGTTTTAGAAAGAAAAGCAGGATCTACATGGATGGCTGAATATCCAGATGGAAGAAGGGGTACTGTTTATACAGAAGAAGGTGCTGAAATGGCAAGAGAACGAGGTGCAAAAGTTACACCTACTGAAACCAAAGAAACACCAATCTGGAAAGTTGCCATCACTCCAGAGATGCGTGAGAGTGTTGCTAAAGAAGGTCAGCCCATGTTCCAGCAGGACAGGCCAGAGTTAGATGCTGGAGATAAAGATACTGGTGCATACCACTATGGTGATCTTGGTATTGCTGATGATACTAAATATTCAAGAATGTCTGCCAGTAGAGGTACTGGTCATTTTGGAACAGGTACTTATTTCCTTGGAGAAAAAAGTGCTGGAGGAAAATACGGAGGGAGATCAGATAGGCCAATTGTTAATGTCAATCTTGAGGGTTTGAATCTGGCTAAACCCAAAGACCCAATGCGATTGCATGATGCATTGAAGTTGGTTAACAAAATGGTTTACAGAGAAGAGAAACCTCAATTTTCTGAAGAAAGATTTGATGGGAATAGGGCATTGTTCGGTTTGAATTATGAACTTGGGTTTTCTAAACACTCAAAAGAAGAAATTCAAAAGGCAATAGAAGATACATACAATGAGTTTGCATCGGGTGAAAACGATGGATTCAGATCACCTTCTACTGTGGTGATGCAGAAACTTGGATATGACGGAATTGATGTGAGAGGAACAAAAGCAGACAATACCGATTACGGAAGCGTAGTTTATCCGAAACAAGAAACTCCTATGTTCCAGCAGGATCGCCCTACGGAACAAAAGGCATCCAAAGAGCGTGAGAAGGTTATGTTGCAAGCGACTCCTGTGGTTAAGAAAACCCGCAACACAATTGTAAATACCTTCAAGCGCAAACCAGCAAAAGAATCTATCGCATACATGAGAGACGCTGGTGATAATGCCGCCAACATTGTTGCTAAACAACAAAGCAATGAGATTGCAAATGACTTGAAGCGTGAGTTTAACAAGCAAAAAGATCAAGCCGCAGAAGCATTGTCTTTTGTAATTGAAGCAAAGGGAGATCCTGCTGAATTAGCAAACATGAAGCAGAAGATTGAAAACTCTCCTGATGCTTCTCCTGCATGGCAGAAAAAATCCCTTGCCGCAATTGACTTTGCACAAAAGAACTTCTCTCGTTTTGATCCTATGGTTCAGAAGTATGAGCAGATTGGTCTTCAGCAAGTAGTTGAAGAAAATGCCAATGGCATAGATACCCCTGTGCGTGAAGGATATGTTCCTCATTATCAAGACTTGGAGGAGCAAGAACTATTTGGTGGAGCAGGAACAGGGTCAGCAACAGGGTTCCGAAAGATGCGTACCTACGATACGTTTGCTGACTCTATTGCCAATGGGGTAGATCCAAAAAGCATTAATGCTGTTGACCTTCTCCAAAAGCGTCTTTCCTCTGGTCAGAAGTCAATCAACTATCGTTCATGGATTGATTCCCTTAAAGCAACAATTGACCCTGTATCTGGTGATCCAATTGCTACAAAAATTTCCATTGTAAAGCGTCCAGATGGTTCTAGTTACACGCAAATTCCTAGAGGCTACAAAGTAGAAACGCTTGCTGGACAATCAGTTGCTATTAAAAATGGATATGAAGGTATTCTTTCTGCCCTTAACGATCCTTCTGCTTGGAGGGGAAAAGGGGGTCAAATAATTCAAAAGATTGGCGGCACAGGGAAGGCAATTACTCTTGGATTGGATACCTATCACTTGGGTCGTATTGCAATATGGCAATCTTTAATTAAGTCGTTAGGAATAAAAACATTTCAACTGCCATTTCCTTCTTACAAAAAAGGTGTAACGCTTTTGGATCAGTCTATTCCAGAATTGCAAAAGATGATTGCCAATGGAGAGATACCCAAGGCATGGGCAAAAGGTCTCATGGAAAACAAGAGGCTTCTTAATCTTTCCGTTAAGACAGGATATAATATTGGTGGAATTTCTGATGCACTTCACCAAGATTGGGTGCATAAAATTCCTGCAATTGGTTCTTTTAATTCTTGGCTTTTTAATCAGTTCCAACGTGGGGCAATGGCAGAAACTTGGTTGCTTGAGTTCCAACGCTATCGGAGTGCATATCCAGAGCTTTCAGAAACAGATGTTGCTCGTAAAGTTTCCAAGGATCTTAATACCCGATTCGGAAACCTTGGAAGGCAGGGCATATTAAAGAGCAAAACTATGCAGGATACTGCTAGGTTCCTTTTCCTTGCACCCCAATGGAACGAGGGTCTTATTAGAACTGAACTTGGTGCTATGGGGCAAACAGGAAAAGCATTAGTAGATGCGGCTACTGGCAAGCGGTTCTTTGCTGGCATTCTTGCACGTTCTGTTGGAGGGATGGTGGTAGCTCAATTCATTGCCAATCAATTAATCAATTACGGGACAAGAGGAATTCCTACTTGGGAAAATCCAGAAGAAGGATTTGGTGAAAAAATAAGTGCTTGGATTCCTGATTTTTGGGGAGGGCCGGGATTTTTCTTAAATCCTATGTCTCTTGCTATGGAGACAACCAATTTATTAATGAAAGGATATGAAAGAACTGGTGATGCGGTGGATACTGCAATGAATTATTTCCGTAGTCGTTCCTCTGTTCCAATGCGTCCTGTTTGGGATGCCGTCACTAATAAAGATGTATTAGGAACCTATTATGCCCCCGGTGAGAAATGGAAGGGTATGCTCAAAGATTCCATTCCAATGCCCATTGCTGGAGGAGCAATATATTCAGCGGCAAAAGAAGGAATTACTGGAGAAGCCAATCAACAATTTGCTGGTCAATATCAGAAGCAGTTGTTCTCTACCTTTGGTGTTAAGCTAGAACAAGCCCCAAGTGATGAATCTCGTTTGTTTACTCTGGCCCATCATTACAAACTTGAAAATGATATTCCAGATCGTACTGCTGGATATAGCTATCCCTACAAAGAACTTAATCACGCTTTGATGATTGGCAATGTTACCAATGCAAGAAAGGCGATGACGGAACTTTTGAAAACAAAGCCTGTTAACGAAATTAAAGAGTATTATAAAAAATACCCAACTATGAAGTTGCTTCAAAGCAATGCTCAAATGAAAGAGTTTATGGATACGCTTACTGACGAACAAAGAGAAACATATGATAGGGCTAAAGATAAAAGGAAAGAAACATCTCAAGCCGCATTGGAAATCCTAGCAGACGTTCAATAATTCGCTTGCCTTCTATCCCAAAATGGGATTGATTAAAGGCTTAATCAACCACGCTATGTCTAAATACAAACTACCTACTGCGTTTGCCGTCCACTTTGAGGATGACCCTGTTCTCAAGCAACTCAAGGAAGATGGAGAAGAAAACAACCGCCCAATGGTGAGTCTGTTTCAAGCCGCAACCGCTTACTTGCTTGATTCACGCCGCTATCTATTCATTGAACTTGGAAGGTACATTCAAAAATATGGTCAACTTCCCCCACTAGAAGAATATGCAAATGAGCCAGCAACCACAGAAGCAGAAGAGGAAGTACCAAAGAAAGAAGGATTTGAACTTAAAGTCCTCCCCCCTGCCACAGAGCAACCAAGAGTTAAATTCACCAAGACCTATGGAGACGAATCCCAAAGTTGAGGCATGGTGTGCCATCCTTAATGGGTTTGCGGCAAGCGGTGAACTTTCTCCAGAAACTTTAGGGGAAAAAGGTGGCGACATTCGTGTTCGCACCCTAGCAGTTCACGCCGCAAATCTTGTTAAACATTTCCATTCCGAATTTGTGAAGGCGAATGGCGAAAACATTCCTTAATCTCGGTAGGTATGGTGATGTAATTGCTCTCCTGCCTGTTCTCAAAAAAGAGAACGATGAGAGTGGCGAGAAGCCAAGGCTAATTATATCCAAGGATTACTGCGACATTCTAGATGGGGTGTCCTATGTTGATCCTGTGGTTTATGATGGGCCGTTTGATGATATATCTGGTGCGCTAAAGTTTGCTAAAGGCATTGATGAAAGCGTAATCGCAAGTCAAGTTGTCGGGATTCCAGATGTTGTGGTAAGTCAAGTTTACGGAAAGAACCATTCCCCCAAGATTATTTGTGATAGCTTCCAACAGGATTTGTGGAGGCTTGCTGACAGGTTGGATCTCTGGCCCAAGCAACCCCCATTGGTGTTTGATAAAAGGAGCAAAAAGCGAGAAGCAAAACTTATCAAGTATATCCCTACCTATAAACCTTGGGTGGTAATAAGTGCAGGAGGGTTTTCCTCTCCGTTCCCATATCGGGAACTTCTATTGGAGATAGTAACTCATTGCTTGAGGGATTTTCACATCGTTGATCTAGCCAAGGTCAAAGCAGAAAAGTTCTTTGATCTACTCGGAATCATGGATCATCCGAATACTGCGGCAATGATCCTGACTGATAGTGGCCCATTACACCTCTCATATGCCACAAAAAAACCCGTTCATGCGGTTGTGACAGATTCCCCCTCCCTCTGGCATGGGGCGGCATGGCGACCATTCTATGCGTCTTATACACGCTATCAGAACTTCCCAAGGGACATAACTAGGATACTAGATTTAATACGAAACCCCCCTGTAAAGCCTAAATTATCAAACATTATCCATGTTTATCAGCGCACACCTTGGGCAACAGGAGAAGAAAAGCGCAGGAATCAAGTAGCCGCAAAGTCATGGGAGGGAATTGGGTGCGTGGATCTAGGACTGGATGATAATTGTTTCGTTAGATCATCGGCTGAAATGGTTCCTGATGAAACCAAGCGCATTCCTCTGATCAAGGATATGCTTCGGTTGGCTTGTGTAGGCAGGGATGATTCGGATGTATTGTTGCTGACCAATACGGATACTTGTATTGCATCAAATGTGTTGGAAAAGATTGTAGGGGTTCTTCCTGCTTATGCTTATCGCAAGGATTTTAAGAGGCTAGATGCTCCGATTAAAGACAAGGATATATCCGAAGGTGACAATTATGCAGGGTGTGATTTCTTTGCAATAAGGGTAGGGTGGTGGAGAAAGAACCATGCATTGTTTCCCGATATGATCCTTGGAAGGCATTCATGGGATAGGATCATGCGTGAACTGATTAAATCGGCTGGAGGTAGGGAGATAACTGATGTCATCTATCACGAAAGGCATCCCTCTGGATGGGAAAGCCCACAGAATATCAATCGTGACCCCTCCAATTTAAGGAACTGCAAGCTGGCAAGGGAATGGTTACAGGAACGGAAGATGCCCTTGCTTGAAATAGAAGCCTTGAACTACGAGGGCAAGTTTAAGAAACCCTTGTTTAAGGCTTCCTCGTAAATACGCAATCCCAATTCTGGTCGTAGTAACGGAAGATTTCCCTGTAATCCCAATCGGCAAGGTATTTCAGAATGTCGTCGCAAGTATATCCAAAGCTGGCTAGGGCATTAGGGTTAAACTCACAAACGATATGCTTGAGTGCAGGGTTGGATAGCAGTTCTTTCGCACCTTCTAGTATTGCTGGCTCAAATCCTTCAGCATCTAGCTTTAAGAAAATACACTCATTATCTTTAATGAAGTTTTTATAATGCTGATCTAGCTTGGCAGATATTCTATCTCCCCCCTCAAGGACTGGTCTTCCCCCCATGTTGCCCCCTTCTGAATGATATATTTGAACACTCCTTCCATCTCCTACTGGCGAGTGAATGGTTGTTGCTTCTGGACAATTGTGCCTTAAACATTGAACGGCATCTCCTTGAGGTTCCCAAGCAAGAACTGAAAACCCTTTGTCTAGGAATATCCTAGATGTATCTCCAATGAATGCCCCGACATCAATGCATAGCGTTTTTTTCGGCATAGCATTTAGTTCGGGCAAATCAATAAAGTCTTTATCGTATCCCAGCTTGCCAAACTTTTTAACTTGCATGGATATAGACTGATCGTTTTTAAGCAACCAATAGCCTTTATATTCTTCTACAAAATCAGGAATACTCATAAATTAAACATTAGTTGCATGATTAGCGCACCACAATCCATTTGTTCCACATCCGTTTTTGCGTGAGCATTGCCAGTTAAGATTAGGGGTTCTCTGTTCGTAAACTATCCAACCGCATTGGTTTGGATCATACGCTTGCCCTTTAGGGTTTTTGTAAGTCGTGCCATATCTATGCTTTAGCAATGCGGCTTTTGTCTTTGGTTGCTTACTCGTCGCTATCATTCTTTTCGATTATAACGTATGGTGTTACGGGTTGTTCCTGTTGCGGATAGATTGTGTAATAGCTACCAGCATCTTGACCATCTGTTGCTGATAGGTTGGCAACATAATAGGTTTGCATGGGTATTGGCTGAACTGGGGCAGTATGGAGACTTGCCGCAAATAATATGGATTGTAATTGGTTCATTTGATTGTTAGTTTTAGTTGGTATATTGTGCTTTGAGTTGGATTGCTTCGGCTTCTGCTTTCTCTGCTCGTTTGCAAGCAATTCTAAATTCGGTGTCTAGGAATGAATTGATGTCCTGCGATTGTAGCAAGTCGGATTCTGTTTTTAGGAGCTGGTGGTTTAACTTTGCGACCTCTGCCTGTGAGGCGGCGAGTTCTCGCTCTAGTTCTCTGGATAAAGCATAAGCGTCCTGATGCTTTTTCAGCAGTTCCTTTGGTTGTGGGGGGCAATGCCGAAACTCAATGGCATCCGTTCTCGGTGTGTCGGGGTTCATTTGTTTATTTGTTTTTTTTGTTGTTGCTACTGCTCATGTGCCAAGCGGAACACTCATCGCAGAAATATGATCGCAGGAAGCTAGTCCCTCCGAATCCCTGCTTGAGTCTTTTTTTAATAGCGGCATCGCATCTTGATTCACTTGAGAAACATGACTTTCCACATATGCCTTTAATGGGTTTCTCATTTCCTTGAATCATGCCTAATTCCAAAGCAGTTCGTTTGTCAATTGGTTCAATGTCGGGAGTCTCAAGCCCGATCTCATTTAGAATATGATCAATACAGGATTTCATTTCTTTTGCCATTTTTCCCATTGTTCGGTTTCAATGAAGTAATCGCATCTATCCTCGCCTTCTTCTGGTTCAAATGAGGAATACGATTGATAGAATGAAGCAGGGGCTAGATACCTCCAGCATTGTTTATGCGAGGGGCAATCCGTATTATTGCATTTCGATATATCGGTCATTGTCTTGGATTTCTTTTTTTAGATCACTCAAGTCCTTGCAGGATTTACGAGCATCAGATGGTTTGTCCCATTGCATGATTCCATCGGCAATTGCTACTGCACGATCTCGCTGGTCATTGGAACGATTTAGTTTCTCCTGCATCGTCATCTCTGGTTTGGATTGCTCCACAAGAAATGCTTCTACAAGTTGTTGGATGTTTTCGATCATTTTAAAATAAAGTCGTGATCTTGTATTAATTGATAAAGGTGATCACGAGTTGCTTGAAGTGCTTCATCTGCTGTTTGGAATGTGTTTCCATGCTTTAACCAATTGCGTAGTTGGTGGTCTAGGTTCTGAATACAGTTTTTAAATGCCGATCCATTGATGGCATCGTAATGATCCTGTTCATCTATTGGTAATTGAAACTCCAGTATCGCTTTCATTTTTCAATTGCGGCGTTGATTGCTTCGTTGATCTTTAGGGTTTTTCCTAAAGTGTTAAGCATTTCGATTTCGCTCAAGATTCCCTCAAGGTAGGAGATTTTTTTGTTGAGGCGTTGATTTTCCTGCATGATTTGATTCAAGAGGTTTTGAATCTCTGGATATTCGGGGAATCTGTCGGTGTTTATTTCTATGCTCATGTGCGTGGTTACTTTATGCTGTTAAGGTATTCTTGCTGGATGGATTTGGGCCAAGTGTTGAAGGGGAATGTATTCCAAGTTGGGTGAACCAACATGGATTCTGGATATACATAGCACCGCCAAACAAACGCTTCCTGCTCATTCACTCCAAGGCGTGAGGTGATGGTTGGTTTCTTGGCTTTTAAAGCCTCGTAATCCATGCCTTCATCCTCATATCTACCCTGATTCAACCATGTGCTAGGGTTGGGAATGAACTTGCCTCCATCCTTCTGCCAATCGGGAGAAGCAATGGATCTCTTTAGTGCAGGAAGAACACGCTCAATGGACAACTTCTTCCTCATCCATATTTCCTTGCAGTAAGGCTTTGCTGTCTTCTTCGGGTATGCTGACCAGAACGCCTCAAAGTCTTTGCTGGAGGCTTTCTTGGGGCTTATAGGGGCATCCTGTATATCGTAGGGACGATTGCAACAGGGGCAAATATCTGCTTCTTGTATTGTATTCATTTTAAAACTCCTCGTATGACCATTGTTTCTTTTTGTATTGGACGGCAACAAACCTAAACCAAGGATGGTTTTCAGCGGCTACCTTGATCTTCACCCTGCCAGTTCCTTGCCAAAAACCTTTGACTTCATGGTATTCAATCGTGCCATCGGCATTGATAACAAAGAAGTCGGGTGTATAGGTTGTCAGCTTGGCAAGTTTTAATGCCATAGCCTCAAACTGGTAGTGGTGAATCTCTCCTGCTTGTTTGCGTTGTTCTAGGAGGGCGGCATAGGCTTGCTCCGTTTTATTCATCTGTCCAGCAACACGCCTTGAGGTGTTGCCTTTGGCTCGGAATGTTCTCATATAGAAATTATCATTTCTTCAACTGCCAACTTCCCTTTTTCTGTGATGCGTGAAATCAGATTGCTTTTACCAAAATCGGAAAGCCTTGTTTCTCCTGTTTCCTCAATTAGTCCAAGAAATCTTAATTCACCGCAACGCTTCCGATAACAAGCCATTTTCTGGTATAGACCAGTTATTTTTCCAGCTTCCTCATCGGTAAGTTCTCCATTCTTTTTATATGCCAAGAGAAGTTCAGCCTTCTGGCTTCCCCACCTAATCTTGTCATCTTTAGTTACGGCTAACTTCGATGTAACGGGATCGCTATTTCTGGCATAACCCGTCCACTCTGGAGTTGGATTTCCCTCTTGGTTATTATAAGAAAAATCAAAGTCGAATTGGTCACTCATTCCAGTTGGGGAAGTTGATTTTTCCTTTGTCATCAATGCCTACGCAATAAAGGTTGGAGAAAGAACGCTTTACTGATCTTGCTCCTGCATCGAATGCTTCCTTTACCCTGTCATCTAGCGATGGAATGCTATTATCAGGGTTGAGATAACGGATATGCTCTCCGCTCAAATAATCTTCAGCTTCCTTTGAGTGTTTCATTTGCAAAGGAAATAAGCCCCGAATCCAATTGATACGATCAGAAGGGCAAACAGCACTCGCATGACTGCCTTTAGATCATTGATGTTCTCCTCAAGTTCAAGGAGTTCGGAATGATGCTTCCTGACCATCTCTAGGATATGCTCTGATTCCCGAAAGTGGAAATCAATCCTTGAGGCGATCTCGTTGATTTTGTCGGATGTGGTTGGTTTTCTCAATTTCATGGTGCGTGGTTGCTGGTGTTGGGTTTGGGTTAATTAAAACGGAATGTCATCGTAGTCATCTGCTGGTGCTGGCTTTGGTGCAGGAGACTTAAATGCGGTCTTCAGCTTTGGGACAAAGCCAGAAGGCTTCTTCACTTTGTAGTTTCCAAGGATGGGTTGCTTCTTCCCTGCATCCCTAGATGCCTTTGAAAGAGATTGCTTGATCACTCCGTCATTGCCGTACTGGTCGGGAACTTCTGCTCCTGTCTCGTCCGTATTCGCATACATAACGATGTCGAGGTAGGTTCCCTTCTCGCCTTCGTAAAGCTCGGTCTTGTCGATCTTCTTAACGTCTATCTTTGCGGTTATCATGGTTGTGCTGTTTGGTTGTTGGGTTCTTGGTTTTCTATGAATCCCTCGGATTTGAGGTAATAGAAAAGTTTATCTAATTGTTTAGGTGTTACTCTGCGGTTGTCCCCTGCAAATGCGGTGTAATGATTTCCGTTCCACATAATGACCCACTCCCTGCCTTGGAACATGATCCACATTGCCCTTGCATCGTCGGGATTTGCATCGTTATTTGTCACGGGAGATGGATGGTTCGCCTTCTTTTGTTTCGATGAGCCAACCAAGTTCGGAGTCAAGAACGGATTTGGCATCCTTCGCCTTAATGCCCTTTGCCTTTGCAACTGCCTTTTCGAGTGCCGTGATGCTAACCCTTGTGCAAGCCAGAAAGTCATCTGGTTTAAGAATACTAGAAAGCGCAGAACAAGCGGCGGTTGCATCGGGGACACTTCTGGATGTTCTTCCTTTTGTGAGCGAAAGTCCAGCAATTTGCGCTCCCGAAAGCAACCTTGCCTTCAATTCTTTGCGGATTCCAGCAATGAAATCCTCAACGATTTCAGCCTTGGCATCAAGGGAGGCGAGTTCCTCATTGGACAGGGTTGAAATGGCTACACTAGATGCAACTTGAAGGTGTGTCTGTGCGGTTTGAGCCTGATTGTAGGCATCGGGGCAAATGTTCTTTGCCCTGCACCATTTGCAAGTATTCGGGCTAGGATTGCGTGGAGCATTCGGGTCTTCAGATGCGGCTACAATCCCAAGGATCTCCGTTGTTGCGGCCTCCAGTTCCTCCTCATTGTACTCGGCAATGGTTGTGCCTCCTGCAAGCGGTTGGATGATTGAAACGTAGATGGTCTTGAGCGCAGGGTAGTGGTGTTTGACTAGCACCGCATAAGCCTTTAGTTGCTGGTTTTCGCTAGCCTTCCCTTGTGCTGTTCTCCCTGTCTTGTAGTCGGTGACAACGGCAATGTCCCCAAAGATGTCGATACGATCAATGGCTCCAGAGAATGCATCATTATACCAGAATCTTTGCTCTAGGATTTCTTGTGTGCGTTGTCCAAGATCAAGTTGAGCAATGAGGTGGGTAAAACCAGATAGGCACAAAGTTGCGATTTCTTGCCCCTCTTCAGTTAGCTCCTCATACTCCTTTGTTCCAGCTAGGACGGCATGAACATCCGTTCCTAGTTGCATATAGGGATTGGGTTCTTGTTCTGGAAGTGTCTTTTCCAGATTCCAAGATCCTGCACAATCAGAAAGTCGGCTCATGCCGCTTGCTGAAGGTTTTCCGTTTCGCTCGTCAGTCATATTATTTAATAATGATATTGCAAGAATCCGTAATGATATTGATTCCATTCTTTTCAACGTCGCTTTGCGTTAGTTGACGAATGTATTTTAAGTTTGTTTGGTATAAGAATGAGGATATTTCTTTCTTGCTTAATGCTTTATCCTCTTTCTTTCTGCTTATTCCAAGCTGATAAGCCTCGGCAACGGCATTTTCAAAGATCCAATGCCTAGCAAAAAGTGGATGTTCATTTTTGTATTCAGAAAATGCACGACGAACAATGTCGAGGCACTCCTCATTCATGCCAACATCTGGTTTTCTTGTCATTTGCTTTGTGGTTGTCATATTAATTACCTGCTAGAATTATCATTTTTAATTATTTGATTCATTCTTTGACCATATATAAGAATTTGAGAAATAATATGTCCAATTCCCAATGCTAGTTGTTCTTCTTTACAAGATGAATCATTTCCATGCCTTTTTAGGTGAAAATTAACTCCATCTTCCTCTTCTGTAATTATAATCTCTATAGTTTGCATTACAGGATTGGCTTAAAGGATTTTACATCATCCCATTTCTCAATGAGTCGGGCGATGATGGCATCGGGGATCAGGGGATTGCCATCCTTGTCGGCGAGTTTGCTATCCTTGGTAATGCCCTTAACCTTCTTCGCCACTAGGAAGTGGATAATGTGGGCATCGGCAATCTCATCACTCCACATCAGGCTCTGAAGGAAGCTGATGGGATTGGTTGGAAGTTCCTTGGGTGCTTCTGGCGTATCTTCAACAATCTCGGCAACGATTGTCTCTGGCTCTTCTTCCTGCTTGATTACAGGCTTTTCAATGCGAATCTCCTTGGGTGCATTAAACTCGGCAACCTCTTCTGGCACATACATACCGCTGGTTGCCATCGGACAAGTGGTTCTGATGCCTTCGCTCACTACCCTGCTACGGAGCATTTGTCTTGGGAACTTGCGGAACATATCCCTGCCAGCAAGTCCTGCTGTCGTTGCTCGTTCCATGTCCCAAGTGATGCGAACCTTGCCTCCTTGTGGGTGCGAGAAGGTGGCATCGGCAATGTCATTGGTCAGGTTGTGCCATTCAACCGATCCTCCTGACTGAAGGAAGTCTCGGAGCATTGCCTCGCTCTTCTTTGAAGGTCGGCCTTGGATAATATCATAATCCCTAGCGGCTAGGGCAGGGTGACGACCCTCTGCAATGGAGATGAGCATCAGGGACATTGCGGCTTCGGGAGTCTTAATCCCGAATAGCCCCGATTTCGCAACGGCTAATGCCATTTGCTGAATCTCTGCCATTGGTATCATCGGGAGTTGACTTGTGGTTGCTAACGTGGTTGTATTCATTCGTGGTTCGTGCGTGGTTGCTTGATCCCAAACTCCCTAGCCTTTATTCATGGGGCTAGGGAGTCCTTTTTTGGGGTTACTTGGTTTTGTTTTTGGAACGTGGTTTACGCCCCTTAACTTCTGGAGTGGTTGCTTCGGCTTTGATCTTCGCCTTCTTCCCTGCTGACATTTTGCGAGTGTCGATCAGGGTTTTGTTTTTTGCTGGCGTGGTCTGCATCTTGTTGCGGATTGCGTCCATTACGGCTTTAAGCATCGGTCTTGTCGGCTGGGGTTGCGTGAACAAGGGCATGGATTTCGAGGAGAAGCTCCTGCGAAATGTGTCCTAGTTTATTTGCGATCTCTTGAGCGAGATTATTCAGTTCTGCTAGTGTCATTGTGTTTTGGTGTTTTGGTTTGGTTACTTGCATTTCCAAGCTCGGAGAGACTTGTTGATGCGAGAGTCTGGATCTCGTGCGGTCTTTGCGCTGGTGAGTTTAGCCTTCATCCCTTTCATCCTAGCGCAAAAACTAGCCTTGCGTCCTGCATCGGCTTTAGTCTTTGGGTTAGGTGCAGGGGGCTTTAGGTTGCCTCCAGTCGCCTTGTTATAGGATGCCCTTCCCTTGGCATTCAAGCCCCCCTTGGGGTTCTTGCCTTCCTTCCTTGTCCATGCTTCGCTCATCGGAAGATTAAGGCTAGTGCGACAAGCACCGTGGAGAGAATGAATGTAGCAATAAATCGTGCGCTCATGCGGTGGCAAAGTGCTTTTCAAATACCATAACGGCATACTGACTCATGCTTCTGCGCTCGGCTTTGGATGCCTCGGCAACCTTTGCCTTTAGGGTCTTTGGAAAGTAAAGGCCAAGGAAGCAATTATCTGCTTTCGAGGTGGGCTTTGAGGTGGTTTCAGTTGGTTCGGTTATTTCGGGTGTATCGGTGGTTGTCATGGATCAATGGTTAAAGTGAAGTGTCATCCTTGCATCCCTTAAAAGGTCGTGCAAGTTTATTTTTTTATATTTTTTCTGAAGTTCGGGGTTCCGATTAGTCCCTTGTCTGCCAACCTTTGAAGGAAGATCCAAACGTAGGGGATACAGGGTTTGTGGTGCAGTTTCGTGGTCATGCCTGTTCGTCGTATTGGTCGGGGTCTTGTAGGGTCTTTTCTATTGCTTCGTCAACGTCAATCTGTTGGTTGCATTTCGGGCAATGCTCGGCCCAAACTCCAGCAGAATCTATCCTAATCGGAAACTCATGCTGGCATTCGGAATTCTGGCAAGTGTGATCGTATATCATAGTGATTCTATTGCTTTCTTGTATTGTTGTTCTTGTTTCTCGGCGGCATCAAGCCTATCGCAAAGAATTTGAACCTCTAACGCAAGAATACGGATTTGTTCGGCGATTGCGTCGAGTCGCTTGTTTTGTTCTTCGGTCATGGTTGCGATATCATTTTTTTGTGGTTTCTAGGAATGCAATGATTTCCTCTAACTTCTCGGAAATAGCATCTGTTGTGGCGATGAGGGCATTTAGCCTTTCCTCTAGGGTTTCTGTTTTCTGTTCGGTTGCTTTCATATAGGCCTTTAGGTGCTGATCGTTTAAGAATACCATGTTTTTATGCGGTTAGTTGTGTGGTTACTTCAGAAAAAAATCTCCGCTGGGTGACATAGTAACAGTTTCCCAAGCTACAGGAATCCAGTCATGTTTATCGGAGATAACTGGTTGGAGTCTGTGCGATCCTTCACGAGGGTCGGTTTCCCCATCCTTGAGGCGACCCATTAGAAGATCCCACATCCACTTATTGCTGGACATGGACGTTGAAGCATCTTGCCAATCATCTTGTCCATAATAATTGTGCTGTAATTGAAAACATACTGCTTTATGCGTGGTTTTGTTCATGTTGTTTTTTTGTGGTTGCGATTTGCTATGGAGCCTGTATTTATGCGGTTCTGTAGCCAATCTTGTTTATACCCTACAAGGTTTTTGCAGTATGTGCAAGAACTTTTTACAGGGTTCCAGTTGGTACTGGCTTCTGCTCCCCCCATTACAGGAGAAGCAGAGTGTCAATACTACTGCTTGAAAAAATACTTCCCATTCTTAAAGCGGATGCTTCGGGTGGAAGTGATTGTTTTAATCGGTTTGCCCCTAAAGTTTGTAACAGAGTTAACTGCATCCAAAATGCGATCAATTCCGATATAAGCCTCAATAGCAGATGCATACAGAATCGTAAAAACATCCTGCTTGCGATGTTCATTACAGATCATGGCATCATGGAGATCGAAATCCCACCAAGCTAGACCAATCTCACGATTAGTAAGCGTAGAGAAATCAATACGATCATCCATATCTGGATCGTTGGCCCAACAATCCTTGCAAATGCCACCAAGAAGCATTTTGGAGTGAGGGGAAATGACCTCCTCACAATTAGGGCATTGATGCACATTAAGAGACTGAATTGCAGACTCCAAACGCTTAATCGAACCCACCAAAATCCGCATATAATCGGCATCGGCTTGACCAATCTTTCTACTAGGGATAGAAAGATGGAAACGCTCCCCAAAAGGGGATAGGGACTTTTTATTCTTCATAACTCCTGTGTTGTTATACTGGCTGAATTGCCAGCATCGGTCTTGATGAACCGATTAGGACACTCTGGATTGCTCCAAAATGCCCTGTATCGAATCACTTATTGAACCTTGTACGGAATCTCCGTTTTAGTTCCTTTGCCTCTTCCTTGATGCGTTTCTGTTCCTTCTTTGCCCTAGCCTTTTCCAGAACCTTTCTCTGGCATCTGGATCGGATTGCCCAATGGTAAACATCCTCAATCCTGACCACTTCCTCCCGACGAGTACCAAGGGGACGAATCTTGAGGAGATCACCCTCTGCTGATGATTCCAGAGTGACGCACAGGGGCTTGCCTGTATCGCACCCGAAACCATAACCAAGGGTGATTCTGGTCTTGCGCTTAACTGGCTTATTTAGCGGAGTCATTGCTGTTTCCTTTCTGTTTCCAATAGCGGAATTGCTACTGGCTACTCCCCTCCCAATTATGGGAAGGGAGAGTGCCAATATCATTTAACCATTTAACTTGTTGTTAAGACTTTCTACAACTTCGTTAGTTACTACTTCATCAACGTCACAAGAAAATCGAATGATAGAACAGGGTCTACCATCTAAATTTCCTTCTATAACCTTCACTACATAATGAGGGTTAATAAGGGTTTTCTTGTTTGTATTTAGATCAAATACTGACACTAACCTAGTTAGACTATTCATGCTGTTTTTTTGTTATCCTAGACTGAATTATCTAGGCTACTCCCCCCTGTTGCCAAGGAGGAGTGTGCCTAACTAATTATCGTAACCCATGATCTGCGAATAGGTTTCCCCACTTTCGTCATCATAAGATTCACCAAAAATATCCGAGCGATACTTGGCTTTTTCTTCTGCTTCGCATTTTTGGCAAACAGAAGAAACAAAGTTTCCGTTTCCATCATAAAGTGCAAATGTGGAAAGGTTGCTTCCACATGAGCAAAGGCGAAATTTTCGTGTCCATTTCGTCATTTTTTTTGAAAGGTAGGGAATCTCTCCCGAAAGAATCTTTCGCAGGTTTTCCCGTCCTTCGGGGAATTTTGGCTCTTCAATTTCCCCACTTGGTGAGCAGGGAAAACTGAACCCTCCATCAGAGTAGATTTGAAAGTCCATGCTGTAATCAGTTAGGATTTCGTATCCATCTTTTATTGTTTTTATAGTCATAACTAACTCCTTATTTTGATAAGTCAGGATGCCCCTGACAGGCTTGATACTAACATTAGTACCAACTACTGCACCAGTATCTCTACTGATGCAGGGTGTTGAGACTACTTTCCAGCTACCCAAAAACAGATAGCTATAACTACCATTGTTGCCCACAGAATGCCGAAATAAGGCAATCCTTGGCTAATATAGTCGATTGCGTCCATATTATTAGAAGCGTTTTGCATCTCTGCGCCCCTTGTTATAAGCCTTCTTTAACACGGGATTTATATAGGGGCATTTAACCTTATTTGATTTGTGGATAAATGCGTCCCTGTAACCTTGAGTATAGGCAAGGTTAGTACCTAATTCGCTTACTTTGTTTTCCATACTATCACTCATATAACTATCTCCTTATTTTTGTTTTGACTCAATAGCCTTATTGCTACTGATTACTGACCCCCTTTTCAGAGGGTCAGCGTATCAATATCAGTTTTCTACAGGAATTCCATTATTAGCCCCCATATAAGAGAACCAATCTTGCGGCTTTTGTTTAGCGTCTCCGTTTCCTACCTTTTTAAGCCACTTATTTATGTGACGAGTAGTAGTCGATGACCATGCGTATGAAGTGCGATAAAATCCCACTCCATGAACATAAGCCGCAACTGGAGTTTCATAACTAAACAGAAGAGAATTTCCATTGCTGAAAATTACTTCGTTGATGTTATCACCATGCGTTTTTAGTTTCATATTACTATCTCCTTTTTTGCTGTTTGTTTATCTTGCTGACTGAATTGTTAGCAAGCTACTGCACCAGAAGTTGCCTTCTGATGCAGGGTGCTTACTGACTAAATAACTACTTCAAGAAAATAATGAAGTAATCATCAGTTCGTTTATCTACTCGGTAAACTTCGTTGATTGCAAACTCAACAAAGTTGCGAGCATAAGGCTCAACTTTATGCCCTACTGCTGACCAAGTTTCGGGCATATCGTTTTCCTTATCCTCTTCCCAATAGATAACATACTCAAAATTAAGTTTTAGCTTTAGGCTACCATCATTTTTGATGATTTCACCTTGGGCTTTATTCTTAATGATTTTAAGCAGATTAGCTTTTTCACTCATTCTGTCTCACCTTCCTTTCCTTGCTTTGTTAGCAAGCTATTACCCTGTCCTGTCACAACAGGGCAATGTGCTTACTGACTAAATAACTACTTGCAATTTTCGTTATTTAACTCTGCGATTGCGATGTTAATTCGCTTATCTCGCTTTTCTGCTTCCCCTGTTGTATCTTTGAACAACAGGGAAATCGCTCTCTGTTTAGACTGAATAGAAAGGAGTTGTTTAACTCCTAACTTTTTCAGTTCTTCAATAGCTTTTCTTTCTTCACTCATTCTGTCTCACCTCCTTTTTTTCTGTACCCTATGCACAGATTATTGCCCCCCCATCAGGAGGGGCAATGTATCTAGGCACTAACTCCAAGAATGAAGTCACAAGCGGCATGGGCTTTTCCAGCCGCACTAACAACTAGCTTTTTGTCATCTTTCAGCCTCTTCAGCCAAGAA